AAATGATATCGTCGATGATCGTTTTAATGAACTTGAACAAAATCCACCTATTGATTTTGATGAAATGAGTTCAGGTTTCAAGAAGAAAGCTCTTGAGATCACAGATTCCCTATTTAAATTTTATGTCGATTTAGGTTTAATTACACAACATGATTACCTAAAACAAAAGAAAGAACTCGATAATATGAATATCGAGACTATGTTCTTTCAGCATAAAACTATTAAGATGGCAATTGAAAGAATTATGGAAGAGATAAACCAGGGTGCAGCACATCCCCGTTTATTTGAAGTAATGTCACAATTACAGGATCGTCTTACAACTGTTACCAAAACCCAAGCCAACTATATGCTTTTCCTAGAGGATACGTACAAGAAAATGCGTAGTGAAGTTGATTCAAGGGGAGACCAAGTTGGACTCCCTGCCTCTTCAGTAAATACTATTCAAGCTGGTGACTACTATGTTACTGCCGGTACCAAGAATATTATGAGAGAAATTGAAGGAGAAAAGCTAGACAAAGATTTTGATAATAGACTGACTAATCCAAATGAAAAAAATTCATTGATGACAGAAAGAGGACTTGCTCATCTAATTGAAAAAGATGAGGATGACGAGGATTTAAACTCAACTATTTTTGAAATCATTTAACTATGAAAGACTTTTTATCAAGCGGTGGTCGAACTAGCGTACAGATATCCAAACTGGATGATACTGAAAATAGTGCAGTTTGGACTACAAAAAAGGTTGACCAATTATTAGCAGACTTTGAAAATGGATTAATTGATATTAAAACTATCAAAAATTCGCCATTTAAAGATAATGATCCAGCTTGGAAAAAACCTAATTTAGTATTTGAATATACTCCAGAAGAATTAGAAGAGATTAAAAGATGTAAATCTGATGTTGGCTACTTTGCAAACAAGTATGCACAGGTTTTAACTGAATATGGAGTAGAGCAAATTGTTTTACGCGATTATCAAGAGGAAATTATTAAAGCATTTGGTGCAAACCGTTTTAATATCTTAATGGCAAGTCGACAAATTGGTAAAACTGTAATGTCTGGAGTTTTTGTTGCGTGGTATTTAATATTCCATACAGATAAAAATGTTCTAGCCGTAGCCAATATTGCATCGACTACCAAAGAGGTGGTCGATAAGATTAAATCTATATTTGAAAATTTACCGTTTTTCCTAAAACCTGGCTGTATTTCAAATAACGTTATGTCGATGAAGTTTGATAATGGCTGTAGATTAATTGGACGTACTACAACTAAAAATACTGGTATTGGTTTTACAATCCACCTATTATACATTGATGAGTTTGCTCATATTTCACCTGCATACCTAGACTTCTTTTATCGAGCAATTTATCCAACTATTTCCGCATCGACTACATCCAAAATTATTATTACGTCAACTCCAAATGGAATGAACCGATTCTATGAGATTTATATGGATGCCCTAAATGGACTTAATACGTATGCTCCATTAAGAGTGGACTGGTGGCAAGTTCCAGGTAGAGATGATAAATGGAAAGCTGAAACTATTGCAAATATGGGATCAGAAGAAGATTTTAATCAGGAATATGGACTACAATTTTTCTCATCTGATAGATTACTATTATCATCTAAAGATCTTAAGAAAATATTTGGAATTGCAACTAAATATGTTGAGCCTATTAAAATTAACTGGGATCCTGAAGTACTTGCCCTAATGGAAGGTAACTTTACGGTTCACCCTAACCTAAAGGATTGGGACGAGCAAGATTTTAGAAATTCTCCAGATCAATACGTATTTTCAGTCGATACTGCAGATGGTACTGGGAAGGATTTTTCAGTTATTAATATGTTTAAATTAGCACCGCTTCCAATTAAAGCACTTGAACCAATTAAGAATCTAGTTAAAAATGAATTAGATTGTCTTTCACTAGTTCAGGTTGGAACATGGAGAAGTAATAAGCAAACAATTAATGAATATGCTCAAGTATTAGAATACTTAGTGTATAGGCTATTCAATTTTGAAAATCTTAAAGTCCTCGTCGAATTAAACCATAAGGGAGATTTTATCCTGGACAAATTAAGTAATAATGAACAATATTGGCCAGGACAGTTAATTCATTCTAAACATACTGAAGCCACCAAATTACTTAAACCCGGTCTTAAATTAAGTGTTACAAATAAAATTAAATTTTGTGAACGTTTTAAATACCACGTTAACGTAAATAAAATATTACCAAATGAAAGTAAAACTGTAATGGAATTAGGATCATTTGGTAGATCAACAAATGGTACTTATAGAAGTCAAAGTGGAAATGATGACTTGGCTATGACTTGTGTTAACACTGCTGCATTCTTTGAATCTCCAAGTTTCTTAGAACTTGGAACAGAGGTTTGGGACAATACTAGCGAACAATATAAAAAGGATGTAAATGAGAAAATACTAAACTCAGTACAGGGCGATGGCTCAACAAAAATTACCTCAGATTTAGTAGGTTATTTAAATGACACTCCACAACTAAAAAGGCCAGGACAGAGGCAAATCTTTGATGAAAATTATTTAGATTCGTACAAAGGAGTTTTATCTGGATTTTATGGAGATCAAAAAAAGTAGTATATTAATGATTAATTTTGATTTAACCAAAGATAGAGATGCCATTTTTAGGCGAACTATTGCCGCAATTCAACATGCAATTAAAAATGATACTGATATTGCAGAATTACCAAAAGTTAGAGTGGCTGAGGCTGAGCTTGATGCGTTTGTCCTAAGGGATGGATGGGTTGACGCTATTGAAAAAGCAAAGAACCACTTTGAAAAAATTGAAGATTACGAGATGTGTCAAACTTGTGTTTCACTGATCGAAGAAATTAAAAAATAAACTAATACATGCAAAAATCAGCTAGAAAACGTGGTCAATCGGTTCAGTCTGTTCCGGATTTATTAAAACAGGTTTCATTAAAACCATCACAAAAAGAATATTGTGATAAAATTATGAATAATGATATAACTTTATGTCATGGACCAGCTGGAACAAGTAAAACTTTTGTTGCTTGTTATGCTTCAATGAAATTGTATACTGAAGATAAAATCCAACGAATAATCTTATCAAAGCCTATTCAAGAATCTGGTGAAAAACTTGGATTTTTGCCTGGAGATATTAAAGAAAAGATCGATCCATTTATGGAAAGTTACCGAACCAATCTTGAAAAAATTATTGGTTGGGATAATCTAGTTAAATTAGAAGGAGACGGTCTTATTGAATTTAGGCCACTTGCCTATATGCGTGGAGCAACTTTTGATAATTGTCTAATGGTATTAGATGAGGCACAAAACGCAGATTTTCGTCAGCTAATGCTCTTTATTACTCGTATGGGTAAAAACTCAAAGGTCTTAATTTGCGGAGACGTAAGTCAATATGACATATCAAGAGACAAAGTGGCACTTCCTAAGTTTATTGAAATGATGGACGGGATCAGAGGAATGGGAATTCATACATTTGGTGATTCAGATATCGTCCGTAATAAAATATTAATTGAAATTACAGAAAGATATGACACATGGAAGGCAAATAATAAAGTTAATTGGTAAATTAGACAAGTACAATAACTACATCTAGAAAAATATTTTTATGGCAGGAATCAAAAAGGTAACAGGCTACGAAGACTTAAACCGTCGTCTTAATGACGAAATGCAACAATTAGCAGAAGCTATTATTGAAAAAAGGTTTACAGAAAGAGATAGAAATAGACTCGTTCGTATCATGGAACCAAAACTTAAATACTTTATTTGGAAATTCTTCAATGATAAAGATGAAACTGAAGAGGTTCTTCACAATACATTCTTTAAAATCTTTAAATCTGTAGATAGTTATAATCCAAAGTATCGATTTACTACCTGGATTTACACTATTGCAAGAAATGAATCTCTTTTACATTTGCATAAACTTAAACAGCAAATGACAACTGATATTGATAAAATTGGAAATTCATTATTTTTAGTAGACGATAGCCGTGATAATTACGAAAAGGAAATTTCTCTTGAAACTCTCTATACGGCAACTATCCTAGCAATCGAAGAAATGCCAGAATCGTTGGAAAAATCTATACTTATAGATAAAGAGTTAAACAAGATGAAAGGTGCTGATATTGCAGACAAATATGACATGAATCTCAATACAGTTAAAACTAAAATCCGAAAAGCACGTAAAATATTAAAAGATTCAGTTTTGGAAAGTAATCCAGAGCTGGTTGAAAAAATAAAGGACCTTTTCTAATGAAATATTTTAATCCAATAGTCTTTGTTACTAAGCTAATCGACTTAATCAAGGAAATCCTATTATTTAGGAAATACTTATCAATACTCACCGAACTTGAAAAGAGTGGAGATCTAGATAAAATCGGCTTAAGGCGAACTCGTCTTGGCAGATTATATTATGTCAAAAATCTACAGCCCGAGGTATTACTAAATACTGATGACTTAAAAGGTTTTGAAATAATGCAGGTTAAAGAATCTCTTGCTGATTATAATGATCCAATGACACGCCTTGGAATAATAGATTTTCTTAAAACTGGATTTCGTAGAATTAAAACTCCAGAAGTATACGGGTATCTTGTATGGATGGACTTTGATTTTAAGCAAATTACGCTTGAACGAGTTTTATATGTAATTCTATATCCAGCCTTACTATCATTAGCTATTGCATTTATTGCAATTCCTGCCATGGGACACATTGAATGGACTCAGGTTTGGCAAAGCTTAAATTCCAAATAAATAATAGTATCAAATAATCTTAAATT